GCGATGGGCCGCCCGTGCTCGGGCCGGACGGCAAGACCGTGATGAAGTTCGGACACAGTAAGCTCTCCGGTAAGACACTGTACTTCGAGGACGGCGACGAGACCGGCAAGATCATCCCGATGCAAGTGAAGCCAGGGGATGTCGTGGAATTCAGTTTCCGCAACCTGACCATCGTGGACTTCGACCGTGTTGGATTCCCAGGAATTGGCCCGCTCGTGTTCATCTGGCAGAAGTCGATATACAGCATCGACCCCGATGAGTCGTTGAACGAGTGCCTGCTGTGGCAGCAGAGCGCGGGCTACGACCGGAACGGCAACTGGATGTCTGGAAGCGAAGACTGGCACCGTGCCTAAGAATCGACCGCCCAGCCGCGCCGGAAAACGTAGCGGGAAGACTGAATTCGCGTACAGCGTCTGCGCTACCGTCAAGGACGGCAAGCCGGACATGTTCAACGGCATCGCAAAACGTGTCGTTACGCTCGATGAGGCGAAGTCGCACGGCTGGTCGCACTTCTACGACGGCGAGTGGACGTGCCCGTATGGCCACAAGGCCGCCCGGTACGTCACCAACACCTACAAATGCGTCGACTGCTCACGAATTGCCGACGGAAAACTGCCGATTTACAGCGGCCGGCCCAACGAAGACCTTATTTCGGAGGCCGTGAACCAGATTCCGCTGCAGGACCCGACGCTGAAGACCGATTTTCGGTGGCACGCCGAGAATTGGCGCCAATTTGGCGTCGCGTACATCAACAACGGCAGCGTGGAGAAGGCTTTGCAGCTCATCGGAGCGCAGCCGTACGATCTGATCATCGAATTGCGAGCAAATCCCGAGCGCGCGGCCGACTTTGACGCTTTGCGCGCCGACGTTGACCAAGTATTCTTGTGGAAAGCCGAAGGAAGCGCCGTATCTGGCAGCGACCGCACCATGTTAGCTCGCGCGAGCGCATCTTTCCCCGACCGGTTCGGTAAAAGTCAATCGGGACTAGACACCCAGCCGTACGTAAACCCGGACAAAGCCGTTGCAGAACTTGCCCAGCTCCTTCGCACAGCTCAGCAGTCGCTTGCTGAGCGCGCAGCACTTGGAAAGCCTCGAACTTCTAGTCCAACAGTGGCAGACCCTAACACCGGCGCAGCGCCTGATGCAGGTGGCGACGTGGAAGAGACTGTTCTACTGGGACCGCCACTCGACAATAGCGACTTGGTTTAGCACGCCGGAGATTCGGGCTCAGTATCCGAAGCAGATGGCGCATTTCCGCGACGGCGCGGCCTACGACGAGCGCGCGCTGTTCGGGGGCAACCGAACTGGTAAAACACACTGCGGAACGTACGAAGATACGTTACACCTGACGGGCCTATACCCGGAGTGGTGGGATGGAAGGCGATACGACCATCCAGTCGATTGGTGGGTAGCCACCGACACGGCGAAAAACACGCGGGACATCCTACAGGAAAAGTTTTGTGGAAAGCCGGGCGTACCTGAGCTACACGGCACAGGGATGATCCCGGTGGACTCGTTTGTGAGGCAACCAACGACTAAGCACGGCGTCGCGGACGCGTACGAGTCGTGTTTCGTACATCACTTCACCAACGGCATTGCGGACGGGACGTCGGCGCTACAGTTCAAGTCCTACGATCAGGGACGACAGTCGTTCCAAGGAACGTACGAAGACGGCATCCACCTCGACGAGGAGCCGAAGATCGAGATCTACACGGAGTGTTCACTCCGTCTGATGAGTACCGTCCCGGGCCAGAAGAACGGAAGTCTCATCCTAACAGAAACGCCACTACTTGGCGTCTCGGAACTGATGTTGATGTTCTGGCCCGACCTAGCACCAACACCCGGCAACCCGCTACAGGATTTCGACGCGGGAGATGAGAGGGAGATCGATGAGTGACGATATCAGCCGAATCTCTCGCGCGTTAGACATGGACGACGTGCCGCACCTCTCCGAGAAGGAGAAGCGCAAGATCCTGCGAGGCACACCCAGCTACCAGCTGCAGGCGCGCAAATCCGGTATCCCCGGCCACGGCGTCGGCGCGATCTACCCGATCCCGCTGCAGCAGATGCTGATCGATCCGTTCCGCATCCCCGGCCACTGGCCGATCAGCGCGGGCATGGACCCGGGCTGGAACTGCACCGCGGTCGCGTGGTTCGCGTGGGACGTGGACAAGGGCGGCGCGGTGATGTTCGACGAGTACTACGTCGGCCAGCAGCACCCCGCGGTGCACGCCGCCGCCATTCGCGCTCGGGGCCCGTGGATCCCTATTGTAATCGACCCGGCCGCGCAGAAGGCGCGCGGCCACGACGGCGAGCGCCTGCTCGACGTCTACCGCGACCTTGGGCTCGCGGCGGAGGAGGCGGACAACACCGTCGTCTCCGGCATCATCAAGGTGTGGGACATGCTCTCGACCAGCCAGCTGCGCGTGTTCCGCACGTGCGTGAACTGGCAGAAGGAAGTCGGCTTGTACCGGCGCGACGAGAAGGGCGAGATCATTAAGCGGAACGACCACCTGATGGACGCCACGCGCTACAACGTGATGAGCGGCCGAGCGTTCGCGAAGACGCCGCCAGCGAGCGAGGGCGGGTTGCCGTGGTTCGCGTGGACGCCAGAGATGGCGACACCGGGCGGAGTATGGAGCGGCTGAAAGACACGACCATCGAGCTGTTGCTCGGATGGGCGCGCAAGAAGGGGCTCATCGTGTTCCTCGACACGGACGGCACCCTGAAGATATATCCCAAGCGTAATCTAGCGTGGAAACAGCTAGAGGCGATGCTGCTTGGGCGCCACGCAGAGGTAAAGATGTTTCTTATCAAGACGACCTTGGAGGGTGAGGCATGAGTATCGAACTACGTCTGACGCACGAGGAAGGCCTTCGTTTGCGTCAGCAGACCGCGCAGGACGTGCAACGCACGAACCCTGACGGCACCGGCTTCGTGAAGGCCGGTAAGGATTGGAAATTCGACCGGTATCAGGAGCAGAACGGCGCGTGGAAGGACGAGGTACAGCAGGACCTCGACCCACGGCGCGTTGGCCCCGACGGCAAGAAAATCCCGCTGGGCACCTACACGGTGTACATCACGCACGGCCTCCGCAACCTCGTTGTGGAGCGCAAGGGCAAGGTCAAGGCGTTCAACTTCCTGAACCGTGCGATCCGCAACCAGATGCGCGTGCAGTACCAGAAGCTGGAGGCCACCAACCGCAAGAAAGGCGACAAGGTCGTCCACGAGTGGGTGAACGACGGCGGCCCGCAGTATGTCCCTCCCAACACTCCGTACGGCGTGTTCGTTGGCGACAACCAGCGCGCCATACTGGACGAGATGCCAACGTAAATGGCGGGTAACAGCGGCGACAACTGGGATCTGATCGGAGACGTCCCCGGCGAACGGGGCAAGCTGCCGAACACGCCCGGGTTCGAGATCGCGGACGAGGGTGCGCTGATGACGCGCATCCGGAACTTCTACGACGAGGGCTGCGGCGCTTGGGAAGAGAACAAGCGTATGCACTCGGAAGACCTGAACTTCATCTACAACTGTGAAGCGCAGGGACAATGGGACCCGGTCGTCCTCCAGAATCGCCGCGGCAAGCCGTGCTACACATTCAACCGGTGTCTGCAGCCGGTTAACCTCGTGGTTGCCGACATGAGGCAGACACGACCAGCGGGTAAGGTTCGGCCGGCTTCCGACGGTGCGAGCGAACCGGTCGCCGAAATTTACGGGGGCCTGTGCCGCTCGATTGAGCAGTGCTCTCGCGCCGATGGGATCTACAAAGAGCAGTTCAAGTACGCGGTGGCCGGCGGATTCGGCGCGTGGCGCATCATGCCGACATACATGTCCGACGACGGGGACGGCGCGTTCGATCAGGTGCTCCGCATCATCAACATCACGAACCCGCAGACGGTCGTGTGGGACCCACAGTGCGCCGACGCGTGCGCCGGGGACGCCAACCGCTGCATCGTGGCGGAGCGCGTAGCCGAAGAGATCTACGAGCAGCTGTACCGCGACGGCGACGGCCAGTCGTTCACGATGAGCCGCGACAGTTACGGTTGGTTCACCGACAAGGAAGTTCGCATCGCTGAGTACTTCGAGCGCGTGCCGCGCCCGAAGAAAATTGCGAAGATGACCAACGGTACCGTTCAGGACTACGAC